CGGGACAATCCCGTGAGAGTCTTTGGCTTCTAGTGCCAGTTAGTTTAACGCTACTGGCTTAGCGACAATGTTGTGTTATAGAACTGAGTTATTTTGAACTGCAGACCTCTTTTTGGACAACTTTGTTTGTCCATCTAGAGTGCATTGCGTTCATTATATCCGTTCGTGATACAAATTTTTGAAGATAGTGCCCCAAAAATTTTTATGTAGGTATGGAAGATTTAACCACCCTTCCAAAACCCCCTTTATGTTAATTTAAAACTAGAAAAGAAAAACCATATAAAAATAAATTTCTAGTATTGAAAAATCATAACGACGGTAATGATCAATTGTATGATCTAATCCGTGTCCTTTCTGAGTGAAAGGGAAATAGATGCTAAACTAATCACATAGCATATAAAATTAATGAGATTTGATTATTGTAATCGACAATACGCAGACGTAAACTCGAGTGACGATCGAGAAAACATACTGACGATAAAAAAGCAACACATAAAGAAGGTAGAACCTATATTATGTGTTTAGTCCATGGCCTAGGCACGCTGGCCCCATTAGTGAAAGCGCGTGTCTCCAAAACCTACCCGGCCTCCTTGGAGGACGGGGAACCGTAGAATCGGTGGTGAAGTTGATTTGAAAGAGCTTGCTCTTAGTCATTCATTCGAAAGCCTTTATGGTGTAGTAGAAACCGGTTCGCTTTGTGAACAAAACCCAAACCCCCCCCCGGGTTCGGATGTTCACTTACGGTTTGGTCTTATTTATATATGAATCAAACTTTGAGTGTCAGACGAACTAGCAGCACAGATGTGCTGCCCCAGAACGATGTATTGGACTCTCACACGGAGAGCTATCCCATTTTGAACGAAAAGGTGATTAGACGTTCACATTATAACAAGAAAAAGGAGAGCAAGAAGCGTGCCGCTCAAAAGCGCGCACTTGTTGCCCTCGTGAAGCAAGACAAAGCCCAGAAAAAGGGTGAGATTCTTGACGTCCACGGTCTATTTGAACAGATTGGTGGAGCGTGCGATCAAGGCAAAAAGATCGCAGGGCAGATAGATAACGCACGGAAATTTTCTGCTGCCATTGATCAATTGAAAGTCGCTTTGCGATATTCTGGATCCTCTGATGAGGATATGGTCGAAAATGCCATTAGTCGATTGGAGGATTTAACCGCTTTGGTTGTTGCATTGCTTAATACCAAAAATTATGCTGGTTTTATTGCTACCATTCACATGTATGTTAGGACACATTATGTGAAATCGACGAGCAAGGTAATCATTGGAATGATTACCAAGTTGTTTTCGGACAACAAATGTCAAGTTGACTCAACAGAGAAGTTGCATTTGCATTCTGATGATGTTGACATTGATGGAGTTGTATCTCCTGAAGATCAGGTGAACGCTTTTAAGAGTTGTTTACAAAATTGGAGAACAGCTCGCCATGGAATTTTTGCGCGTAATTTGTGCCATCTTGTCAACATTTTGACAACATTTGGATGGTTAAATTTCGACAAGAATCCTGTGAAGATCGGTGATTTGGAACTTTTTCGCGCCCGAGTGTGGGATGTACAAAAGAATTCCTTTGATTTCATCGATGTTGTTGTTGATACTTTTAGTTTCTTTTTGGAGCGTGGATATCTTGCTTTTGTGAAGGGAGATTTTTCATTACTGTTGCATGATGATGCAGAAACAGCACGTTTTGAACAAGAGTATTCTTTATTGGTTTCCTGTGACACTTTGATGGAAACAGGACGCCTTGAGGACTTAAAAACAGAAAAGATCAACGGTGAGGCAGATTTCGAAAAGAGATTGGAGCTTCTTATTGTGAAGTGTTATTCTATGCTGCAAGCAGAAAAGAACCCACATGCAAAGACTGTTTTAACCAATAGATTGGTTGTCTTGAAGAAGTTACGCTCCAAATTGATTATGCTACAAAAGGAGTCTCCTGTGCGCACAAAACCTTATGGTGTGTGTATTTTTGGAGGATCTGCTGTGGGCAAGTCTATGATAAATGCAATCGTTACAAAAGTTTTATTGGAAGCCAATGATTTTGGTAGTTCCAAACAACATGTTGTTACTTTAAATGATTCTGATTCTTATCAGTCTGAATTTCGAACGTTTCACACTGCTGTCACCATGGATGACTTTGGTAACACAAAAGCAGATAAATATGACACATCACCCACCGCGAAGATTATTGATTTTCTGAATAATGTTCCAAAAGCGGCATTAAGTCCAATTGCGGAATTGAAAGGAAATGTGATGGTTAGACCCAAGGTGGTCACCGTCACAACTAATGTTAAAACATTGTTGGCGAATTTATTTTCCAACGAACCTGTGTCAATTTTGCGACGTTTTGAAGCGCATTTGGATGTGCAATTACGTCCCGAGTGGGTTGATCCCGAAACTGGAGGATTAAATTCCAAAATGATTAAGGGTCAAATGATTCCTGATGCTTGGATGATATCTTTACAGCGTGTTAGAATTCAACGAACCAAGAAGCCTGATGAGGCTGATGATTTTGTTTTTGAAGACATTTTGACTCGCGCATCCATTCGAGAGGTGCTTGATTGGCTTGTCGCCAATTCACAGACATTTTTCGTTGAGCAAGACAATTTTGTTGAATCTACAGAGAGGTTCTTTGATATGAAATTGTGCTCACATTGGGCAGATCCATCTGCATGTCCTAAATGTACTGCAGAAAAGGAGAAGGATTTAGATGTCCACTCCAATGAGTGTCCTTTTTATGAGGATGCCGAGGAATTTGAGCCGATCGATTCGATTGAGCATATTCCTATGAGAAATGCTGTTTTTGAATGGTACAGAAATACCGGACTTGATACAGCCGTTCATAAGGCTAAAACAGATTGTAAAAATTTGTACGAAGCGTTTGAGAAACACAAAAAAGAGTGCTTAGCTGCTTTATTTGTTGGCTCCGCTTCCATTGCACTTATATATGGTGCAGTACAGATGTTTAAATCATCCAAGAAAGCTGTAGAAGCTTTGAGTGACCATGGTCGCGAAGACGGTGTGCCTGAAGTTTTAGCTACAGATCATGCAAGTAATTGGAAAAAAGTTGAGATTACTCCTTTACCAATGAATGACACGAGTCGAACTCGCAGTCAAGATCAGTTTGAGATTCTTTTGAAGAGACATCTCGCATACTGTACTGTGTATGATTATGGAATTGGTCGTAGCAGATCGTGTAACATTTTTCCCATTCGAGGAAACACATGGTTGTTACCAGCACATATGATTGATGTGGATCACGAAGTCAAAGTTCATGTTCGACAAGGACGTGGTGATAGCGTGAATCGTACATTTACCGAATTAGTTGATGAATCTAAAATTCAGAGATTTGGTGATGACTTCATGTTGGTACGTCTTGTTAAGGGCGGACCTATTCCAGACACATCGGACATGATTGTCCAATCTCCACACAAATTTCAAGTGGAGCACATGAAATTCATGGTTCAAGATGAGGAAGGTATTGTTAATATCTACACCACTAAAGCCATTGAATCGCGGAAATTTCCAACTGTTAAAGGGAATTTGCGCGGATTTTCGTACAATTTGCCAGTTGATACAGAAGCTGGCATGTGTATTGCCCCAGTTTATACCTACAGAGGACCTCATATTATTGTCGGTTTCCATTTGGCAGGGAAGACAGGCTCTCCTTACGGAGTAGCTGGGCATATTAACATGTGCGAAATTGAGGATGCATTGATGAAGCTGAACAAGAAAAATAGCTTACAGTGTCATTCTGATGGTACTATGGTTGTTGATAAATACGAACGTAATTTCACACCAAAGAAAGAAGTGCCAAAAGACCATGCTGCTTATCAGTTAGCAGATGATGAACAAGGACAAGCTCCTACCGCATTGATTTACGGTACGCATGATTTAGGAAGATCATTTTTCCGCAGCGATGTTCGCAAATCTCCTATTTCCGATGCCGTTAAAAAGCATTTGGGTATTAATAGAGATCATGGTCCACCAAAAAGAGATGATATTGGCAAACATTGGGTTCGTGATTTGAATTTGATGGCCCATCCTAAGGGAAATTTTAGACCATCCATCTGGCTTGAAGCGAGAATGGATTTATTGTCTAAGTGTGACTCATTTTTGGAACAAAATCCAGAGATCGTACGAGTGACACATCCCTTAGCTCATGATTATGTTATGTCAGGAGCAGATGGAATTGCGGCTTTTAGCCGATTGCCATTGAACACGAGTATGGGATGGCCATTGAACAAGAAGAAAAGCTTGTTCATTGGTCCTGTTGATAGAGAGGTTCCTGGAATTTCTGAACCTATTGACTTTGAAAATCCTATGTTCTTTGAAGAATTGGAAAGAATTGAAATGTGCCTAAGTGAAGGTAAAAGAATTCATACCGTATTCAGAGGAAATTTGAAAGATGAACCGACCAAGTGGACCAAGGATAAGATCCGAGTGTTCGCTGGTTGTGAAGTCGCATTTACTTGTGTTGTGCGTAAGTATTATTTACCGATTGTTAGATTGATTCAAAACAATTGGCTGCATTTTGAGTGTGCAGTTGGTATTAATGCACATGGTCCTCAATGGGCCGAACTCACCGAGTATGTTATTAAGCATGGAAAGGATAGAATTATTGCCGGAGATTATGCTGCATTCGATAAGAGTGCTAGTCCGGAAGCAATGATGTCTGCTTTTGACATATTGATTCAAATCGCTCGCTTTTGTGGTTACACAGAAGAGGAGTTGATGATTATGAAAGGAGTGGCAACTGAAATAAGTTATCCAATTTACGAACTTGATGGTGTTATTATGCAATTGTTCGGATCTAATCCTTCTGGTCATCCATTGACGGTGATTGTCAACAACTTAATGAACTCTCTTTATATGCGTTATGTGTATTACACATTGCATGAAGGTGAAGATGAGGTCTTATGTTTTGACGAAGTGGTTAATCTCATGTGTTATGGAGATGATAATATTATGAGTGTTGCTACCACTGAAGAGAAGTTTACGATGTGTAACATTGTACCTATCCTTAATGAGGTTGGTATCAAATATACTAAAGCTGATAAAACTGCTGTTCAGGAGGGAGACGACTTTGAAACCATAGATGACGTGGAGTTTTTGAAGAGAGCTTTTGTTTGGAATCCAGCCTTCGGGAATTGGACTGCTGCTTTAGCTATATCTTCTATTGGAAAATCTTTACATAATCAAATGGTGTCGAAAACCACACCGCGTGACGTTATTGCTGCAGAAGCAATTCGTAGCGCAAACGCAGAGTTTGCCTTTCATGGTCCAGAACTATTCAGAGAAATGCAACCGAAATTATATGACGTTGCTTCTGAGTGTGGACTTACACAACTTGTGGGAGAATTACCCACTTTACAAATGTTGGTCGATCGTTATGATCAATCGCGCGTACCCTTGAAGATGGTTGAAGAGCCTATCTTGGATGTGCAAGCACTTGAAGTTGTTTTTGAAAGTAATGAGAATGTTCGTGAAAAAGCATTGCAAACTACCGTTATTGAAATCATGAAAATTAAACCCCTTTTGCGCGAAACTCCTTTTGGGAGTGGAGTGTTAGGAGAACCTGATTTGGTTTTCCATTTTGACGTTGGTCGGCAATTTATTTTGCTTTGCGTTGAGACAAAGAGTGTTATTACTGGTAATGCTACCAAGAAGCGAGCAGTCGCTAGGAAGCAAGCCAATAAATATGCTCATGCAATTTCAATTTTGACCCCTTCACCGACGATTGGGGTTGTGTACACTGAATTTGGTTTTGAATATGTGTGCACTCATAATATTGATAAAAATTTTGAATTGGTTCGCAGATCTATTTTTGAGCGAATCGAAGTCGATATTACTGAGAACACTTGTGGAAGTGTATAAATTTCACAGCCCGACCTGGTATGTCGTTAAAAGACCAATCTCGTTCCCTCATGAGATGACACTGTCGAAATAAAAGAAGGGTCACATTGTATTGGATACCAAGTGTGTGCATGTTTATCTGCATTTTGTGTACATATTTAGGCTTGCATGTGAATCCGGGGTGTAGTGCCTGTTGCTATTTAGCAACCCAGTGATAGGACTGGAAACAAAAACAGACGCGACATGAAATAATCATACTCATGATCGTTGTAAATAAATTTGATTGGTAACTGTATTAGTAATTGTAAAATAATTGTATTTGGTAAAGTTGAAGATGAAGCTGAAGTCCTTGATGTGCATAGCAAGGAGGCTGTTATCTATAAAAATAATGAACAAACTGTGCATGAGAATGTTAAATTCTCTGATGGAGATGCTGGGTTTAGCTATGATCTGGATGATTACGCTGATCCGACCCGCATGATGCAAGATTCGGACGATGCCGATTTAGGAAACTTTTTCAATCGTCCACTGAAAATTGAAGAGTTCAATTGGGGATTGAATGTTGTTTTTACTGACGACTTCAACCCATGGGCGCTGTATTTTAACAATACACGTGTCAAAAATAGAATTGCGAATTTCAACTTGCTTCGTTGCAAGCTCCATCTAAAGTTTTTGGTAAATGGAACGCCGTTTCATTACGGTAGAATTATGGTTGGTTACAATCCGTTAGATTCGTTCGATGAGACGTCTGGATTTGCCGGTTTGATTTCACAGGACTTAGTCCAATTGAGTCAAAGACCACATATTTTCATTAACCCCACCACTTCTGAGGGGGGGGACATGGAATTGCCATTTTTCTGGCATAAGAATTACCTTAGTATCCCTAATGAAGAGTGGGATCAAATGGGTAAAATCTTTTTCCGAACCATTAACAATCTGAGGCATGCAAATGGCGGTGACACACCTGTGACTATTTCCGTGTTTGCTTGGGCAACTGATGTCTCGCTTTCTATTCCAACTAGTGTGGAGCCCACAACTCTTCAACCACAGGCAAAAGATCAAAATATTGCCAGTAAAGGAAGTTCTAAGCCGAAGGCTACAATGAAAGCAAAGTCCAAACCAAAGACCTCTATGTCATCTTCTGATGAGCATAAAGAGGCAAACAAGTCCGGGATGATATCTGGGCCCGCTACAGCTATTGCTAAAGCTGCGGGTGCGTTGAAAATGATTCCGATGCTTACTCCCTATGCTACAGCGGCTGAATTTGCAGCTGAGAAGACTGCAGCGATTGCCAAATTGTTTGGCTATTCGCGACCTGCTGTTACAAAGGATCCAGAACCGTTCAAACCGGTCGGTAATTCGCCTTTGGCGTTGACAACCGTTCCGGATATGGTGAATAAGTTGACTGTTGACGATCAACAGGCTTTGACCATTGACACCCGCATTGCGGGTGTAGGATCTGAAGATACCCTTGCTATTAAGGGTATAGCTGGGAGAGAGTGTTATTTGACTAGTTTCTTTTGGGACACAGGGGATAACCCAGAGTCTTTACTTTGGAATGCCCGTGTGAATCCTTGTTTGTGGGCTGAATCTGGTTCAGGTGATGCAAGTGCCTACCATTTTCCTCCTTGTTGCATGGTTGCAATGCCGTTTAAATATTGGACTGGCAGTATGAAATTTCGGTTTCAGGTCGTCCGATCGGCATACCATAAAGGCAGAATTAAGGTCGTTTACGATCCAAATTTCTTTGCCAGCAATGAGTACAACACAAACTATTTAGAGGTCATCGATATATCAGAAAAAGATGATTTCACCATTACCGTTGGTAACGGTCAAGGCAAAACCTTGTTAGAACACCTTGATCCTGGATTGGATGGTGAATCTGAGGGGTACAGCACAAACTTGTATACTGCTGATAATAAAGGTAATGGAGTCTTGGGAATGTATGTTGTGAATAAGTTGACAACACCCGATGAGCTCAACGGTGGAACTATTTCCATCAATGTGTATATATCTATGGGTGATGATTTTGAAGTGTTCGTACCGGAGCACAAATTTATGGATTTCACACCATTTCCACGACTTGATCTCCAGTCTACTGATAGCCCAATTCCTCCTAGTGAGGATACAGAACAGGGAAATGCACCCTTGGCAGACAGTGAAGATTGTGAGATTGGACCAACATTACAGTATGAAGATATGATCAATCGCGTATGGACAGGTGAAGCAATTCATTCTTTGCGTCCTTTATTGCGCAGATATTTCTTGTGGACTGCGATCGGTAATGCCGATTCGTCGGACACTGTTTTGTATGGTCGATTTCCGTCATTTCCCCTTTATAGGGGTTATGATCCCAATGGCGTTTTCGAGACAAATGATGCACCACCATTTAAATATAATTTCGTTAACACTGGATTAGTCCATTGGGTTACCCTGGCTCATCAGGGATGGCGGGGAGGACTTCGGTACAAGTTCCTCCAAAGGGGTCAGTTTGATTACGCTACTTTATATTTGCAGCGTGATACTATTGGTAGTGGTCCGAATTGGGTGTTAACATCTACAGGACCCGCTAATCATTCAAATGCTGGTCGCATTGCGGCTGATGTTGTTAAAGACAATTCATTTTCTGGGAATGATACGACTGCCGGCTTTTTAGGTTGGCAAGGTCAAGTGTACCAAAATGACAAAATTAACCCTGGATTGGAGTTCGAATCTCCTTTCTATCATGATTACAGGTTTTATCCTGGTAAAACTCTTGACTATACTTCGTCAGGTAGTAAGATTGAAGGATTCGATTGGCGGATATTTTCTGATACATCCTCCAGTGCTGTTTATGATGTTCACTGCGCTTGCGCAGAGGACTTTCAGGTCTTCTTTTGGACTGGTCTTCCCCGTATGTATAGGGAAGCAGCACCTCCAGCTGCATTATAGGAGCAATTCAAGGCTTTATAGCTCGCCTTAAGTAGCTAAATCTGTTAGTATCTACAGACTGTCCAACAAGATATAAATTCTAGAGAGTGACCCTCTAGTTCCCATGATTTTTAAGGGAGAGCAATTGCTCACGTCAAAGGAAAGAATATAACCTTGGTTTTATGTCCACGTGAGCAATGCTCATGAGGTACGGAATTGCGGAGTAGAAACCGCCAGTGATTTGCAGCTTGGAAAGCATAAGTCAAATCCCGCCAAGGTTACAATTTTAACCGGAGACGTAGCGTGTATACGCGATGGCCACATGTTGGGCCGTCGCGAGCGCGCGAGGTC